GGTAATAGTCGAGGCTTGCACTGACCTGCCCTGCTCCGTCCGCACCCACAGCGGCCCGTGTAGCGCCCTTACCGAAGGTTTCGCTGAGCTTGGTCAGCAGGATGAATGTGGTTCGGCAGTTCGGGTGGAACGGCGGACGCGGCCCAGAATCGACCGGGAAACGCCGCTTATCCATGGATCGGCATTGCTGACTTGTCTTGCTATCCAGAGTGGCAACCATTTCGACTTCCGTCACGACGTCCGTATTGGCCCGTGCCACCTCCATGCGCGCCTGCGACGAGACATGCTGGATCGCTGTGCGCACCACTGTGCTCGCGTTTCGATTGATGATTGCGAGAATGCCGTCTTTGTAGTCCGTCGCCTTGGTACCGCGAATGTTGCGGATGATCTGGAAGTTCGTAAGCCCTTCGAAGAAGCCCTGGCGTATCGCGCCAGTGACGCGCTCTCGCTCAGCCGCAGTCCAACCCTTGATGAAGGCTTTCAACAGCTTTCCGCCACCCGTGCCGCGCACGCTGAGAGGGTTTGTCAGCACTGCTGTACGAATCGCAGCCGCCGTCGGAGCAACCACGTCTAACGCCACGCCGACCGGTGCCGATCTGGCAAGGCTTGTCACCTCGAACTCGGCTTCGTAATTGGCGATATCCACCAAGTCGAGGTTCAGCTGATTGCTGACGCGATCGAATATGCCCAGCAACAGGCTATCGACCTCCTTGAGCAGCGCCTCCAGACGCCTAACGTTGTACTCGGACAGGTCACTACGCGTGAGCCGGTCGCGAATCGATCGGTCAATCTCCTGGAGGAACGGAGCAAACTTGCCGACTTCCCCTGCCTTGAGCTTTTCGAGAAAGACTGCGTGACGGACCGTGGCATCAAGAATCGCTTGGTTTGCCGCCATTTATTTGCTCCTCGTCATCCAGGCCAAGGCCATCGGCCTGCTCCAGCAGCTCCCCGTCAATCTGCTGATCGGTGCGCTCTGGTGCGATAAGGCCCAATTTGCGGAGATAGGCTCGTAGGTCGGATTTGGCGAAGCCGCCGTTCTGCCATAGCCCAACCAGCGCGGTGATCATCTGAGGATCAGCCGTCAGCTCGACGAACTCTTGGTTGATCTGATAGCTGACCTTCGCATCACTTACCCCCATGTACTGGCAACACCACATAATCGCCTGGGTATAGGCTTCGCTGACGTTTGCCACGCAACCGGCTAGGACCGACGTCGATGCAGACTGGTCGCCCCGGGATTCAGTCGCTGTTTTGGCTGTGAGCGACGCCACAACCATGCGAGCACCGAGCTCGATCATCATTTGGTTCTTGTCGGCCATCGCCTCTTTCACCAGCGTATTCGGCTGTGGCTGCGCATAGCCGAATGCTCCACCAACTGGCAACATCATCGGAGCGCGGGAACCGACATAGACGCCGCTCGTCTCCATCCAATCGCGCCACTGCTCATCCAGGCCGGAAATCCAGGGCTGAGCTTGTCCACACCAGAAGACGCTGTCTTCGTAGTCAGCGCTGTTCCGATAGTGGCCAAGGTTGATCATGGCGATGTCGTACAGGGGCGACTCATCAATGCTCGGGTCGTTGTTCTGCGCACCGACAAAGGTGAATGGGATTTCCTTCAGGCGTCCGTTACCGCCCGCAGGCTTGAACTCCTCAATCACAACCAGCGGCCCACCTCCCTTTGGCCCGGATCTTCGCCATACACGACAGACGAAACCGTCCCCCTCAAGGGCCAGCTCTCGATATTGCTCGATTACCTTGAAGCCGAAACCATCTTCGATCTCGGGCCACTCCCGCAGCACAACCAAAGTGAGCACACTGCGACCATTCACCATGCCGGTACGCCAGTTGATGATGTCCTCGGCGCAGTACGAGAGAATGACCGCCCGACCGCCGATGCCGTCATCGGGGTGGTAATCGACGTACAGACCATGTCGGCCAGCCTCAAGCACCTTTTCTAGCGTGCCTTGGGAGTGCTGATAGATGCTGACGCCGGAGCCGTTGGCATTGTCCTGAAGGTACTCAAGCTTCTGCGCAACGGTCAGTGTCGGGTCTTTGTGGAACGCCAAACCGAGTAGCCCGTTGCGCGTGTGCCCGGTCGCGTTCTTGAACACGGCTCTCTCGCGATAAGCCTTGTTTCGGTCCACGTTCTCCGGCGACTTGTCGTGAGCGTTGATATACGGCAAGCGATCCACTACTCGGTGCTGGCCGGCGCAGACGTCGCGTACGGTCGCCCAGCGGTCCAAAGCCTCCAGATAATCCGCACGTTTGAAGGAGACGTCGTTGCTCATCGGGCGTATCCCATTTTCATTGAAGTGACCGGTTTAACGATCGGGTATTCGCGGTGAATGAAGTAACCGCCGCCGTCGTTGGCGTGGTCGTTTCCTTGTGTTTTGTCAGGCTCACCATTGGCTGCCCAAACCTGTTGCTCCAGACCGTCGGCATAGGTCGGGCATTTGAACGGATTAACCAAGTACCTCCGCTCGCCTTGGGCGTTGCAGAACATGGCGTTCATGGCGTTGATCCGGTCTTTCACTGGTGGGTTAGACGCGGGAGCAATGACCGTGAAGCCGGCCTGCTTGAGCAGGGCGATATCCGTCATGCTGGCATTGACCGACTTGCGAGAATCACCGGAGGCGTCCGGGTAGATTCGGATCTCGCAGGTCTTCCTGAAGTCGTTACCGTTGTGCTCCCAGTACCGCTCCTTGATGCGGCGGATCATGTCCGGCGTGTCGTAGCCATCTATCAGCTCATCGACCGCTCTGGGCAGGCCCTGGTCGCGCTTAACGTGGGTAATCGCCGCCATCTTGCCGACGTTGAAGTCCATACCGATGAACAGAGGCTCTCCAGGCTGCACGGTGTCGAAGCACTGGTTCAGCTTGCGGTCGTAGGCGTGATACACCGATCCAGATGTCAGGTTCACGAACTGGCCGTTCAGGTAGGCCCTGATCAGTTGCTCGGGATACGACTCCATCAGCGACGGGATGTAGTCGTCTGGCAGATTCAACTCATTGTCGAATGTGCTCGCCTGGACCAAGCCGTACATGCCGCTTAGCGCTGGTTTCTCGCGAAGCTGCTTTACGAACTGCTGATAGACGAATTTGAAGCCCTCAGGCGTCGTGGTGACGTCTACTCCGTTCTTCAGCCCTGGAACGCTATACCGCATCCGCGCGATGATCTTTCGCCAAGCCTGCTGCGCCTTAACGGACGACAGCACATCCAGCTCATCCACTAGCGCATGGCCGATCTTGAAGCCCACGATGGTTTGAGGCTTCTCCATCGACCGGCAAATCACCGTTCCCCGGTACTGCCGACCACTGTAGATGTGAACCTCATGGTTCGCCTGGTTGATCTTGGTCTTCAGTCCCCAGTCATAGGCCACCTCATCCATGGTCGGATAGAAGATGTCTCGGATCTGCGGATAGGTCGGTGCGAAGTAGCCAGCGTTTACGCTCGGCCATTCCATGAAGTGCTTGCTCAGTGCAGAGCAACCCACCCAGGTCTTGCCGGAACCGAATCCAGCAACGAAAGCGCGAAACTTGTTGGGCAACGTGAGGAACTGAGCCTGGGGAACGTTAAGGCTCGGCATTCGGCTTCCTCGCATCCACTACGTCCACCTGGATACGAGTGGGAACTGCCGGCTCGTCGTCCGGCTCCTCCTTACGCGAGCGGTTGACGTACATATCGCCCGTCTCCTTCGCAGCCTGCTCCAGGATCTGCATCGCGAGGCTTATGTTCTTCATGCTCTCGGCCTTCTCCACGAAGCGATTCAAGGCGCGAAGGCGAAACGCTCGGTTGGCGATGGGGATCTCTGCCGTCTCTTCCCGGAAGCGCTTGCGAGTGTCCTCAAACACCGTCCGCCACTTCAGGCTTAGGTCGCGCCCTGCGTATTTCGGGGTCGTAGAACTCGCATTGCTGCCGGCTTACCTCGAGGCCGAAGGTGTCCTTGACTGCTTGCGCCACTTGGCTTGGCGTATCGAAACAGGCAAGGGACTGCACAATGAAGCGCTTTACCTCATCTTTCAGGGCTGCCATATGGGTTTATTCCGTCAAAGTCTGGTCAAGTGTCAGGCCGACTTGAGGAGACAGGTTCCGCAGGCCCTCGCTATGTTCAGTTTCCCCACCTCGGCAGGGTTGTTTGCAGCATCCACCAGAGCTTGAACGTCAGGTGTAGCGCCGTAGCGGCGGACCACACCGACGAACTCTTCCACGTCGTGGCCTCGAAGCTTTATCTTCGGCTTACCGTCTTGAGTGAATGCTGGTTGACCGTACTTGTCGGTCGCGTGAGCCAGGTGGTAGAGCTCATGTTCGATGAGTGCGCAGAACTCTAGGTCGCTGCAATGGGCGCAGTAGTCGGCGGCTAGGGTGATGATGAAGCTCGGGACTTCGCCGAACCAATCGCGCATCTGCTGTTCCATCCGGGCCTTCTGCCAACCACCGGCACGGAACGCCACCTGCTCGGCCTGGCCCAGGACTGTGCGCCCTTGCTTCTCGAAGGATGACGAGGCCCACATGATCTGGATGTCTGCATCGAGCAGGTGGGCGTGGTCTTCGTTGTGGATGTTGCCGGTGCTGGCAAGGATCTCTGATTGGAGCCATTCCCACACTTCAGGTGCTGGAACAAGCCGAATACCGAAGCTAGATAGCTCGGCCAACTCAAAGAGCGACATTGGAGGATATGGCCTTTCCATAGTCACCTTGAGGTTGAAAGAGTCGCTGATTGGCGGTATTGGTGTCCGGCCATTTCAAAAAAAGTAAGGACACTTGCCGCAATGCAATATTCCCGTTGCCTCGCCTTCACAGCAATGACACTCGCCTCAGTCACACTCTCCGGATGCGTTTCCGCTCCGACTTGGGTGAATAGAGGACCAGCAGACATTGTTACTGGCAAAGGCCTGATTTCCTGCTACACGGATGCGAACATCATCGATGGAGAGAGGATGGAGGGCACCATATGTGCCACTCCCGAGTCGGGCTTCTTCGGCGGTGGCGAGCCAGAGATCTATTTTGGCCCGTGGAACCGGAAATTCATGAAAGAACCTGCCAGTAAGACCACAGCAGGTGTACAACGGGACTACCAAGGGAAAAAGGTGTTCCTGCAGTGTGATCCTGTCTTAGCACGGGATAACAAAACTGAAACAGGTCGAGCTTGTAAGGTCACGATCAACGATCAGCTTCTGGTCAGCGCGAACGTGGTGTTCAAATTCTGATTTGGTTGGCACATCGCCTCAATCAACGAGGACACAGCGGTGGATAGAATGCTAGATGAACAGTCCATACTGCGGGCAGCTAGAGAGTGGGCCTCCCGAACTGGGCGGGATGAAGTAATGGCCGTCAGCAGCGCTTCAGAAACTATGGCAGCATTGAAAGCTAAGCTACCGCTGGGGGAGTTTGAAATTCTCTTGGAGAATCTTCTTCGTCAGTACGAAGACGACGGTAGCTGAGGCTATCCAGCTCATGCTGCGCGAGCCGTTGATACAAAAAATGTCTTGGCGCTTGAAATGATGGCAGGATGCCGGTATTTGTGAGACTCACTCAGAGCAAGGAAAGCACCATGTCTAATCACAACGCCGCCGCCTACGCACTTGATTCCACTGACCGCACCACACCCCAATCCGACTATCGAGCACGCGCCGTCGCAGCGGCTCTAACCATCATTGAGGCTAAAGCTGCTGGTGGGTCAGATATCAACCTCAAGACAGAATTTGCCCACCTGTCCGAGTATGCAGACAAAATCCTGGAAGCAATGAAAGTTAAGTGAACCGCCCGTGCCGCAGTAGCCTGTGGCACACCTTCCAATTAACGAACCGCCCTTCTTGTGAGTTACTCGCAAAATTGAAGGCTCGCCTAGCAAGATTCGCCGTCCTAATGAAGAAAGTCGCCCCAACGCAACAGTCTAATCATCCAGAAAAAAAAACCCGATTTCTCCTAAGAGCTATCGCGACCTTTGGCGCTGGCCTAGTAGCCGCAGTCCCCCTTTTTCATCTCATGGGGTACGGCGCTGAAAAATTAGTAGGCATCGGAAAGATTCAATCGACTGTCGAGGTACAAGCTCATCTGATCGCAGAGCTTCAAGTTGAGAAAAAGACCCTTTTGGCGAAAGCTGACCAACTACAATCCAAGGCACATGAACTAGAGCTGAGGCTACACAGGTCAGAATCCAGCCTCGATTCCGCTAACCTGCAACTGACTCAGCTAACGAATCTGCTTGGAGAGTACAAGAGTCTTAACTCCCAGTTGGACAGCCGCGTGAAAACCAATGACCCCTGCTTGACCATACAGCGTGTAATCGCAGACATAGAAAAAAAGTTGGCAGTAAGTCCGCCTTGGTCACACGCATTAAACGGTGAGCGCCGAGAGGAAGCTATGATTCAACTGGAAAAGCATCAACAATCGCTTAGATCCTGCCTCTCCCCCAAAGCCTAACCTTAGCTGATGACCGTCAACTTACGCCTTAACGATAGCACCTCGGCGGTAGTTGGATCACTTTGATCGATTGAGCAACGATATGCCCGTGTCGCGCCTTACCGCCTTCTCTCGCAGCTGCTGCAGTGCTCACAGTGTAGGTGCCGACAGAGCCAGTCCCTCACCCGTTGCCAATACGTGACCATGAACAGGTGACGGATTCCGGCCGATGCCAAGGCTATGTGCAGGGTCAGTGCTGCTACGGTCGGACCAAACAGGAAACTGTTATGCCCAGTGGTGACTACGTAGGCGCTGATGGCGATCGTCGAGTAGATCAGCTTCCCAAGGATGCCGTCCCTCACCTTCCCACTCACCACGCACCAGAATGCCCAGGCCGCGATGAAACCGCAGGCGACAGAATTGATCAGCTCAAGATTCATGGTGGATTACCTCCCCCGAACCGCTGGCGTAATAGCGCCCATAGGTCAGCGGCCTTGATAGCTCGATGAACCGCCGCCATGAGTGACCCGCCAAAGGTGCCCAGAAGGAAGCCAACGCCGGCAACGTTGTTGGGCTCGGTGACACCAAGCTTGTCGCTGACCATCCCCGTTAGGTACAGAGCACAGGCCACGCCAGTCAGGAGGAAAATCGTCCAGGCGCGCCAATTGGTCAGATCGTCTTTATGCCACCAGCTCGCAACCACGGCTCCAATGAGGCCCGCTATCACCCAATCGATCTTCTCGAGCAGGCGATTTAGATACTCCATGCGCTCGACTCCGATTGTGCATGTAAAAAAGGCCTGCGCCGGCCCCGGGCAGAGCCCCGAAGAAAATAAAACAAAAGTGTTGTGTTACTACAAAAATGTTGTAGGATGAAGCCATCCAAACAACGAGGCGAGGAGATGAAGTTCAGCGAATTCAGAAGATGGCTAAAGACCCAAGGCGTGACCTTTGAAGCAGGCAAGGGAAGTCACTTCAAGATCACCGCGCCGACCGGCAAGAAGACCACCTTCGCGGATCATGGTAGTAAGGAAATGCCAGAACCGACCCGCAAGGCGATCATTAAACAATTGGGGCTCTGAAGAGCCCCTGCACCACAATCTGAATGCTGAACGATCACCTCCAAGGGGAGTGACCATGTACGACTATGCAGTCCGACTCGAACAGGACGGCAGCGCTCCAGGCGTTGCCGTTTTTTGCCGTGACTTACCAGAACTGAATAGCTTCGGTGACAATCGAACTCACGCCTTATCAGAAGCTGTAGACGCCATAGAAACCACTCTCTCTCTTTATGTCGACGAGCGAAGGGCTATACCTGCTGCTTCTGGTCCAGAGCCTGGTGAGTATGTGGTTCGTTTGCCTGCTGTCACCGTGGCTAAAATCACATTGTGGAATGCAATGATGGAGCGCGACATGCGTAAGGCTGACTTGCGTCGCCTGCTCGGCGTGCATCAGGTCCAGAGTGACCGACTCGTCGATTTCCTACACACATCCAAAATTGAACAGGTGGAAGATGCTCTGAAGCATCTAGGACTGTCAGCACCTGCGCCCTATCAATCGATGCGATTCTTCTATGCCCCTCACAAGCATGGTCGCGACTTCGACAAGCTTCGCCTATGGGCTCATCACGACCCACGTATCAGTACGGAAGAGGCGAACGACATTGTGCTAAATACCCTTGCGTCTGAAGACGCGCCCGAAGCACTACGCAGCGCTCTCGCACAAGTCATTAAGGATCATTTCAGATATTGGGCGTATCCATCCTTTTCATTCAAAGGCAAAAACGCAGACGCAGGAATCCTCTTCAACTACTCGTCCATGCCGAGCGGAATGGCCCCAGATAAAAAATGGTTGGAGCTAACCGCCGGTGACGTCTACCGATTAGACGAGGCCGCATATCGCAACTTGTTAGGTCTACCTAAGAAGACGTAAGCGATCCACCTAGGTGAGAGGCGGCGCTTGGAATGGAGTTGCTGGTCTCGACGAGCAGCCAATAAAAAGCCCAGCTTGATGGCCGGGCTTATTGGATATCAATTGGATGGCTGGCGACTGTGGTACCAGTAGAGGTATAGAAGCCCTAAAGGCGCGATAAAAATTGCCAGGAACCAGCAGACGAACATCGTGATTATCTTGGTAGCGAGCATCAGCAAGGCATTCACGAAGAACACATTCCCCCCCGTGATGAATCCCACCACACTTTCGTACACGAATCGTGCGTAGGGGTACAACAGGGTACTAACTACCGCAAGGGATGTGTTGGCAAAATCAATCCCAGATGGAGACCGCGACTTCATGTAGATGAAGAACGCCGCGAACAGCGCTCCGAAAAAAAGCTGTCGGGCGTAATAGCTCGGGGTCAGGCCGCCAAAGGTCATAGCAAAGAATTGCCGCATAAGATCCATCTCAAGGTTCGAAATTTGAGCCCGGATTTTAGCAGTCCAACCTATCAACCAGTAAATCTTAAAAACAAAAAGCCCAGCATCTATGGCTGGGCTCTTTCTATCATCCCTATCAATACGCAGGAACGGCAGGATGGGTAAATAATGGCTCATTGGCTCAAGTCAAGTCAAGCGGCTTTTGTTTCAATAAGTCCCTCTGCATCCAACAGCGTTTGGGCAGCAACTAAAGCCTCATCAACTTCGCGCTCCAGCGCCTTACGTATATCCCTCCGCCACCGCTCCTGCGTCTTGATCGGATGAGGCTCTTCGGACCAATTATCCATCTCGTACCACGCTGCTGGCAGCACGGTTGTCGAACGTTTGCCACTGACTCCAGCTGGCTTGGGTAACGCCCAAGTAATGATCGCACAATGTCTAAATCGCTCAGGTGCTGGTGAGCGCACAGTCTTTGTCAGCTCAGCGATGGCGGTGTGTTTGCGCTCGATGTGGGTGGAGTACTTCGCCACGAGTACACGCCATTGCGCGGGCGAAAGAGATCTATGAAGTCGTCCAAATACCCAGCAGTCAGTGAGAAACGCCGCATCCCTACCCACCATCTCGCCGGTGTGCTTATCACTTTGCACTTTGGGTTCAAAGTCGCATCCCCCTGCTGAGCTGATGGTTTCGGCGGCCAACGCCCGGACGACTGCGGAAATAACGTTGCGATAGGTCATGCTGCGGCCCTCTTCAGTTCTCTGGCCTTTGCTCGATACTCGGCCTTGATGGTCTTCAACTCTTCGATGGTGTACTTGCGGGGCTGATGAGGCCCTTCTAACCAAGCCACCTTTTCTTCGCCAATCCGTTTCACCAGCTCGATTCGATAGTTCACTATGTTGCCAGACTGGTGGTTGTTGCACGGCGCACACTGACGCCAGACGTTCAGCGGCTCAAAGCGAAGCTCCGGGCTGCCTCCAACGGTGCGGTAATGACCTGCATGCCATTGCCCGTTGTGGTGCCGGCCACAGCTCACGCAGGGAAGCCCTGCATCGCGCAGTCGAACCCAGGCATTGAACGCAACCTGCGCTTCCTTCATGTGCTGAGAGCGTGACTTGATTCGCTCTTACGTTCCTGCTCCCGATTGACTTGGACCAAGGCGACCGCACATGCCGGGCTGCATACCACTTGGCCTAAACGTCTTGGCGGAAAGCTGACGCCGCATGCAGGGTTCTTGCACTTCTTCGGCTTGGGCTGCTTTGCAATCATGCAGTCACCTCAAATTGGTCCATCGGCGCCTCCATCCGCATTAGGTATGTCTGCGCGCGGCGATGAGCCATATTCCTGAGGAACCCGGCGCGCTCCAATCGGCGATCCGCCGCACTCGCCCCGTTGAATCGGTAGCAGGCAAGGTTGAAGCGAGCCCTTTCCGACCAGAATCGGTGGTTGGCAGTTGGGCACTGCCGCCTCCTCGCTCAGCAAATCGGAGAACACCACGCCTTGGCGCGTGAAATACGTGGCGATGCGATCCGTGTAGGCGATGCCCTGGGCACGGTTGAACAGGCTGGTCACTGGAAAGCCGTCAGGACCGAACAACTTGTGGTCGCCCATCATTGCGAGCTTTTCCTCGTAAGGCAGGTGACGCATAACCCGGTACCACGCCGCTTGAAAGCCGGCGTCTTCGTTGAGCAGGATTTGCACGCCGAAGTGCAGCTTGCAGTAACGACGAGCGTCTGCCGCGTCGCCGATCTCGGTCATTTCTGCAATCCGCTTGTACATCGCGAACCAAAGGGCGTTCTGGTCCAAAGTCCGGTCCTTTCCTGGGCGAAGGGACACGACCACATACTTTTTCTCACGGTACATAGTGGTCAGGCTGGTGATTGCCTCGGTGAGTTTGGATTGGCAATTGACGCTGATTCTGTCGGTCATTGAGCCGCCCTCCTCGCTTCCAACTCCTGAACTTGCTGCATCAACAATGCCCGGCGATCCGCCAACTCACTTGCTGCCTCAATCCGCATTTCATCCTGTTTCTCGGCGTTAGCCGCACGCGTTTTCAACATCGATTTCTTCACCATTCCTAGCTTCTCGCGCAGCTTCGGCGCCGGTCGGGCAACTGTCCCCGTGATCAACCCGGCCAAGGCTCGTCCGTCCTCGGTAATCGGTTCAACACTCAGGTCAGCGAGATACTTCTGTCCCCGCTCCTGCGGTATGCGCTGCATCTGCATCGCCTTGGTGATTGCCTGGATTCGACGGCTCGCGTCGAAGCCCACAGAGACATGCCAGTTAACCGGCTTAGCCTCTTCACGGGCGTGGCTCACCAAACGCTCGTAGGCGCTGATGAACGCCATCCGGGCACCGATCTTGTCCCCGGCGTCGAGGACAGGCTTCGCAGCGGCCAGGGCGAGCTGGATCTCATCCGTAAGCACCACGGTCTCAAACTCATCACTGGTGGCTATCGCGATGGCCCAGGCTTCGTCCTTGCCAGGACGACCGTCGGCAGCCTGGACGCGTTGGAGGATGGCGGCCAAGGTCAGCTTTCCGCTCAGCTCCCGTCGGCAGGATTTCAGAGCACTAGCGACCACCGGGACGGGG